ATGTATACTCTTTGAACAGAAGTGCCGTTCATAATTGATGAGCCAACAAATCCAGAACCACCTCCACCGATTAATGTTACAGCTGGAGCAGATGTATATCCTGCTCCAGCAGTAGCCATAGTAATGTCATAAATACTGCCGTCAAGAGTAACACCAGTTATTACGCCACTAGAAACTATTGGTGTGCCAGTTGCTCTTGAACCGATATATTTTAGTGCTGCAGTTCCATTAGCAACAATTCCAGATTTATGAGTCGGAGCAGGTGTTGCTGTAGTGCCAGTCAGAGTTGCAATATAAATGTTATTGTCATGCTCCACCAACTGTCCAAGCAGAATACCTATATTAGCAACCCAGCTATTTGCTCCATTAAAAGGTGGAGAAATTAAACAAGTTGCACCACCGCTATATCCAGTACCCCCAGCAGTTATATTAACACCAGTTAGTAGTAGAGGGTCTGATGCTCTATATCCATCACCAGCAACAGAAATACTTGCTGTGGTATAATTTTGTCCACCATTCTCAATAACTATGTTTAAGATTTCACCATCAGAATAAAACTGAGATCTTAATGCATTAACAATAGGCATATAGACATCGGTCAAAAATTTATTACGCAGAGCAATCGGAATACTATACAAGTATTTCCACATATATCCATCAGGCATAATAACTGGATCTACAACAGTACCAATTGGTTTGTATGTAGAAATCGCATTATTATTGTTATCGAGACATTTATATACGGTGTATTCATCTGTCATTACATAACAATTAGTATCTTCTAATTTTTGAGTTCCAGAAGGTGCTTTAGTAATAACACCGAGTGCTGCAGCACCTTCTCCACCACCACCTAAAATATTAATTGTAGGAGCAGTAATATAACCTCTTCCACGAGAAGTTAAAGTTATTGATGTAACGAATCCATCTGTTAGTTGTGCTGTTGCAGCAGCACCAGTACCACCACCACCAGTAATAGTTACACTTGGTGTATCTGAATAACCATATCCACCAGAGATTAAATTAATACCCTGTAGTTCATCACTATATTGATCATCATACATATCATAGATTGTACCAGAAATCCAGTCTCTACGTAGAATGACGAAAGCCACGTCTGTGGACTTTATCTCCTTCATTGTAATTATTTCATTACGTGTTTGTAACTCATAGTCAAAACTATCAATAGGCAGTGGAGGTGTGTCCGTATCTGCCCAACTGAGAGATTTTCCTAAGAAATAATAGTATCGTGATGTACGATTCTGAATTTCATTATACAACCCTTCTGCAATCGAATTGTGTAATGGTGATTTCAGTAGTGATGCCATTTAAATTTTTCCTAGTTTAGGATACAGTAACTTTCCATGTGATGGCGATCGAGTCACCAGCAGCTTTACTAACAACTGGAAAGGTTGTACGACACATCATAGTGCCAGCAGCTGCACCAGCTGAAGATGGATTAAAAATTCCCGCTTCAGTGATAGATCCAGTACCAGTACCAGCTGGGAATGTAGCAGTCGCAGTAACTTCATTACCAGAAGCACCACCTGCAGAGAAAGAAGAAGTTGCAACACGCCCAGCCTCAGATGACAAAGCAGTCTGAGTAGCAGCTGGGGTTGTGGTTCCAACACCAATAGCCATCGTGTTCATAATCTGGGTAGAACCAGAAGTCATACGTTGTGCAATATACGCTTTACCAACAGTCATAACGAGATTCTTTACACTACGTGTTTCTTTAATCTTGCCTTGTTTATCGGTAACAACAATTTCTACATGTCCTGTTGCTTTTATATCATGTTCGTTTAAATTCATAAGAATCTCCTATTGAGTGATTTGTTATACACCAGCCCCAGTAAAGGTCTGATATCCGTATCCTTGCCCCGCAACATATACAACTCCAACGTATAAACCATCATCGTGCAAGAAATAATCTCCTGCAGCATATGGGTTAAGATCTAAAACACCACTCTCACCACCAGTGGGTAAAGTAATACTGTTATCGCCAGCATATGTAGAAGTACCAACAATGTAGTACTGACTATTTAGGGTAGACGTTAAAGAGAATGCAGGGTTTGTTCTATTTAGGTCAGATGCGCTTGAGGCATCTGTGTCAACCATAGTGGCAGTTTCAGTATCTGTAGATGAACCATCAAGTAAATAATGTCCAGCACTTAGTAACTTGTCACTATCAATTGCTGAAACACCGAGTCTAGTACCTAGAGCACCACCATAATTATCTTCTGTCATGACAGTTGTATTACTATCTAATACATTATCATAGTTAAATGTGTTGTTATAAAGTAACTTAGAAACATCTAAAATTGGCAGAGTTCTACCTAGATCTGCAGTATAACCTGTTTCAGTCATTGTAACAGATTCATCGTCTGTCGTAGTTCCATCATTAATAAAGTGTCCAAGACTTAAACTCTTAGAGAAGTCAAATATATTGGCACCCAAACGAGTGCTAGCATCAGCATAAGTTGAAGTGAGTTCGCCTGGAGTTACATCCTGAGATTCTGTTACTAGACCATAATTTAATGTAGTACTATCAATAGGTTTCGATACCGCAAGATAAGGAAGTGTTCTTGTTAGATCACTTGCATATCCAACTTCTGTTATAGTTACAGATTGCCCATCAGCATAATTATCATAATTTAATGTAGTATCATCAATTGGTTTTGATAAATCTAAGTATGGGACAGTTCTAGTGAATAATGTTCCAGTAGTATCGCCAAGCATGAACGAATCGTTCACAGTTACGTTTAGAATCTTTAACATAGACTCTAATGTAACACCGATATCAAAGTCATTTCGGATATCATATTCACCAAAAATTGCCATACCAGCAGGGTGAATTAAATTCTTAACAGCGGTCTTATAACTATCTAATGCTTCATCAATTTTAATGACATAAGAGTATGATTGGTAGTAACGACTATCTTGGATGTAAATAGCATCATCTAAGAATCCATCATTATTAATGTAATAACCTGGATATTTTGCAAGTGGTCCAAGAGTTACTTTAAGAATAGCTGGTTCAGTTGTAGATGCCTGAGAATCTACAGAACTAATACCAAATTCACGAACAACAAGACCAGCATAAGTTCCATCTATTGCTGGTCCAGTTGCATAGTTGGAATCTGCTGGTACCTGTTGGTTATAGTCTGCTACACTGAATGTTCCACTCTCAGCAAAACCATCCATACCTTCTGATATGGTTAATGTACTTAATGTATTAACCCCACCAACTATAGAATCTACACGCTGAATAATTGTTCCTGCAGTACCAGCTACATCTTGACCACTGGAAGAAGAAATTGTAGTTGTAAAGTCAGTGGTATATCCAACGCCATATTTAATAAAAACAGCAGATGCCATACCACCTGTTGCTGTTACACCTGAAACTTTTAATATAGATCCATATCCATCAAAGTTTTTAACATTATATAAATCACCTACTTTAAATCCAGTTCCAGGTTGTTGGATTATAAGACTAGCTGTTGTAGTTAAGATCGTACCATTAAAGAAAATGCCATTAGCATCATCTCGATAACGTAATCTATCACCGACAGAAATATTACCGAAGAAACGACGATCTATGATAAACTCATAAACATCATCAGAGATTCGAATTGCACGATCTACTTCTACTTCAACATACTGACGACGATCAACTAGAACACGAATAATTTTAGTAGTTGTTACAACATCAACAAGTTTACCGACGATATCGTTTGGATTTCCTTGAATGATTTTAACGAATACTGATACGTCTTGATTCCATTTACCATCTGATGCACGAAGCATCTGTTTCGATGGGTAGTCTAATGTAACTTCTTTATTAAAAAGAATTCTGAATAAAAGTTTAAATGAGTTTTCAGAACCTTTTGCACGATAATGATCTTTAATATGTTGTAATAAAAATCTCTCATTTATAGTAGAATATGGAAGTTTAGCAGCCAACTCATTTTTAAAATAACTAACAAAACTTTCTAATGTGTTATCTAAATCACGAGTCGTGTTTAAATTTACCTGAGTCGTTTCAAGAAATTCATAGTATGCCTGTAGAAATTGTACGAATGTATCGTACTCTTCCCTTACGAATTCTGGTAGCTGGGATTTGACCAGCGACTTTAACTGCGGTTTTGTGATTGCCATTTTATTAACTAATTATGATCTACTTGAAGCGAATGTATAGTTATAACCACCACGTAAATCTCCAGAAGCAGTTTTATCCGCAATTGCTGTTATGTATAAGTGGTCAGTTGCAATTTCAGCAATTTGTGTAAGTGCTGAAACTACGTCATTGGATAGTGGACGAATTGAAATTTCTAAATCAATATCTGCTAATGCAACAATATTTAGATTGCGTATATCAACATATCCTTTGGCATAATCGATAGTTCCCAATTGATTGTCTACAATAATTTTAAT